TGATCCTTGATGATTAATTTAATAGAACAGCTCAAAGAACACGAAGGTTTTAGAGATAATTACTATTATTGTTCGGAAGGCAAAAGAACGATTGGTTATGGACGCAATGTTGACGATAACCCTTTTTCAGCACAAGAACTAAAAGTTTTAGGTAGAGAAGATTTTGATTTAGAACCAATGACAGAAGATGAAGCCGAATTTTTGCTGGTTAATGATGTAAATGAAATAAAAGCGCTGATTAAACCCTATTTGCCATGGAGCTCACTATGCGAAGCACGAAAAGGCGTTTGTTTAAATATGGCGTTTAATGTCGGTGTTAGCGGTTTTCTACGATTTAAAAAAATGATTAGAGCTATGAATTTACAATGCTACAAAGAAGCTGCAATTGAAATGCTCGATAGTAAGTGGGCTAAACAAGTGGGCAATAGAGCAGACATTCTTGCAGAGCAAATGATCAAAGGGGCTTGGTAATGGGATTTCTTAACGTTATTAAGTCAATCTTCGGATTTGAAGGGGTTGGTGAAACCACGTTAAAGATTGTCGATAAAATATCTGGCACAGATTGGACACCACAAGATAAAGCAGACTTTATATTAAAACATGCAGAAGTTACTAAATATCAAAGCCCGACAAGGAGATTATTAGCGATAATTATAGCACTGCAATGGTTTCTAATGGTTTCAACATGGGGTATTAGCTCTATTATCGGGCGGTTCTGGCTTAATTCGCACGCGCTATTGCTAGCAAAAGACGTTGAAACATTCATGACGTTGAATATCAATACTGTATTTTTAGGTGTGATGTCATTTTATTTCTTGATTGGGGTTAAAAAGTAATGCAACAAAACAACCCTGACACAGCTTGGCACATGGATAAAAAAGTAAATGTTGGTCACTTGCTTACTACTATCATCATAGCCATTACATTCTTTAGCTACATTAACGCACAAGACAAAAGAATTAACGCTAACACACTAAACATCAAAGCATTAAAAGAGCAACGCAAAGAAGACGTAAGCCGCGTTGAAAAGAAACTCGATAAGATTGATGTAAAGCTCGATAAGATATTAAGCAAATAAATGCAAATATCTATCAAAGCAAATTTACATTTATTAACAGAGAATTTGCAAAAGCTAGAAAAGCAAATAGATTTCATTGCAGCAAAAGCGTTGAGTGATATTGCTATTGATGTGCAAAAAGCAACAACAAGGCAATTAAAGAAAGACTTGATAAGCCCGACACCTTTTACTCAGCGTGCTATCAGATACAAGCGAGCAAGTAAACGAAACTTACAATCAATGATTTATATTGCACGCATTCAATCAGAGTATCTAAAGTTTCAAATCGTCGGGGGGTCAAAGCGGCCAAAAAACAGAGCTATCGTAATCCCCAAAAACATACGTCTAAACAAATACGGCAACATGCCAAGACGTAAGGTGCAAATGCTACTAGCAAAGCATGACACGTTCAGCGGCACAGTAAAAGGGATAGCTGGCATATGGCAGCGCGGGGTAAGAAGCAAGAAGGGTAGGTTTAGCACAACAAAAGTAAAACGTAGAAACAACGTAAAGCTATTAGCTGCGTATGAGCCAGCAACTCAATACAACCCGCACTTCAACTACTATGAACGCGCAAGATTGACAGCAAGCAAAGTGATTAAGCTTCGTATTAATGATGCCATACGCTATGCAATCGCAACATCGAGATAGAATTGAAACAAACAAAATTAAATATAAATGATAATCATTCTCATAATAAAAAGGTACTTTCCAGCTATCTGTGGTGTGGGTGATACGCGGCACGGTCTTTCACTATTTATGAACTTTTCTGAGCTTAGGTTGTTGTTTGTATGTCAGTAGTAAAAATAGCAAATGAAGTTAAAGACTTCTGGCTTAACAAATCACAGATGGCAGCAAGCTTAAATATATCAGTTCAAGCCTTTGATAAATGGCGCATAGAGCCAGTTGCTAGGGTTGGGCGATCTGTCTACTTTAGCGTTGCCGATGTTCTCAATAATAGATTGAACAATGAGAAAGGAAAGCACCAACTTAAAGTTGTTGACCCTGAGGATTTAGAGGAAGGCAATATTGATTATGAGCGTTATCGGTTAACGAAAGCGCAAGCAGACGCGCAAGAACTTAAAAACGAAATAGCACTTGGCAATGTTGTACCAACTGAGTTTGCAGTTTTTGCATTAACAAAGGTTGCGGCAGAGTCTGTGGGAATACTTGACAGCTTGCCGATGAATATTAACCGAAAGCACCCAGAAATAACGGTACTGCAAATTGAGAACATCAAGCGTGAAGTTGCGAAAGCTTGTAATGTCATCAGAGAATTAGAACAAGTATTGCCAGAGTTGGTGAATGAATTTATTGCCGAAGCAGCTGAATAGCTTACAAAAATCAATTGCGCTAGGTTTGGCTTTGTTTGCTCGGCCAATACCAACAACGGCTTCGCAATGGGCTAATGAAAATTTTTACTTATCAGCTGAAAGTGCATATACCGAAGGCCGATGGGTAACGTTGCCGTTTCAAGTTGCTATATTAAATAGCATGGGTAACGATGAAATACGCGAAGTCAACTTAGTTAAGTCAGCGCGGATTGTTTATTCGCAAATGTTAAAAGCTGCAATGGCTTATATGCTTGAGCATAAAAAACGCAATCAATTGTTGTTTCAACCAACCGATGGTGCGGCAATGAGTTTTATGAAAGCTCATATTGAATCCATGATCCGCGATGTGCCTTGCATAAAAGAATTAGCACCGTGGTATGGCAAAAAACATAGAGATAACACATTAGATACAAAACGGTTTAGCAATAAGCGGCAATTGTGGTGTGTTGGTGGAGCTGCAGCAAAAAACTATCGTGAACGGTCAGTTGACACCGTGATCTACGACGAATTAGCCTCATTTGATGAAGATGTGGAAAAAGAAGGATCACCAACCTTTTTAGGCGATAAGCGCATTGAAGGTTCAGTTTTTCCTAAGTCGATACGCGGTTCAACTCCAAAGATTAAAGGGCAGTGCCAAATTGAACGAGCAGCAGATGAAGCCTATGCTCATTTATACTTTTACTTGCCTTGCCCTCATTGCAAAGAAATGCAATCGTTAAAGTGGGGCGGTTCTGATAGCGAATTTGGTTTAAAGTGGATAGATAACAATCCTAAAACGGCAGCATATTTGTGTGAACATTGCAGCGTATTAATTGAAAATAATCAGTTAATCAGTATGCAAGAAAGCGAATTAGCAGAATGGCGTTGTGACAAAACAGGGTTGCGCACAAAAGATGGGTTGCGGTTTTACGATGCAAACAACAAAACACAAGATACACCAGAATCAATAGCTTTTTATATATGGTCTGCTTATAGTCCGTTTTCGCCTTGGTCGCGTTTAGTTACTGATTTTTTAAAAGCTAAAAACGACACAGGAAAACTAAAAACCTTTGTTAACACTTCGCTTGGTGAAACTTGGGATGATGACGTTGGCGATAAAGTAGATTGGCAAATATTGCACGCAAGGCGCGAAACTTATCAACATGAAGTACCTGACAATGTTGTTTACATAACCGGTGGTATTGACCAACAAGATGATCGCGTTGAATTCGCGGTTTACGGTTGGGGTAAAAATGAAGAATGCTGGCTGTTATGGACATATGCTTTATTTGGCGATCAAGCGTCAAGCGAAATAAAACGTAAAAGTAGCAAGTTACTCAACAAAGAATTTAAACGCAGCGATGGCACAATTGTAAATGTTAATCGCTGGTGTTGGGATAGTGGTGGTCATTACACTGATGAAGTGTATCAAGCCTCTAAAAAGAACGGATTACACCGAGTGATCCCAATTAAAGGCGCGAACATTTACGGCAAGCCTATTGCTAATTTTCCAAAAAAACGAAATGCAAAATGTGTTTATTTAACAG